ATCGTGGCGAGCTTCTCTTTGAATTCGGCGTCGGTGGCGCCGCCGATTTCCTTGTCGTCACGAACGGCCCGCTCCAGCGTCGTGGTCTGCTCGGTCCACTGCTCGAGTGCGGCGGTGGTCTGAGCCTGGACCCGCTGCGCATAGGCGTCCGCCAGCTTCTGGAGGCCCTCGTTGGAGAGGCCGAGCTCCTTGGCGATCGGCGTGACGGCCTCGAGCATCTGCTCGTCGACCTGCATGCCCTCGGGCATGGCGAGGTCATATGCCTCGGGAACGGTCGGCTGATCCGCGTCTTCTTCGCCCTTCCCGCCCTTGTCGGCATCGGCCCCGGCGGGATCGGGATCGGCCTCAGTCTTATTGGCCGAATCGTCCGGCTTCGGGTCAACAACCTTCTCGCCCTCGCCCGCCTGCTGCTGGAGCAGGCCGGCCGGCGGATCCTGCTGCTGGCCGCTCTCAGGCGTCGGAGTCGTCGGCGTCTCGGTCGGGGTCGTCTGGGTCTGTTCCGTCATCGGCGGGTTCCTTGAGGTTCTCGATCATCATGCGGATGCAGTAGCCAGGGTCGGCGCGCTCGACCCGGTCCCACCACTGGAGGCCGAGCGAGCGCCGGCCCTCGTTGAAGACGGCAGCCTCGGCGTCGCCGAGGTACGACTGCTCGAAGAGGCGGCCGTCGAGCAGCAGCTGCCACAGCACGCGCCGGCCGCGCTCGTCGGCCAGCACCCAGCGCAGCGCCACATCGAAGTCCTGGCGCTGCTGATCGGTGACCTTCTGGGCCTTCGCGATCTGCTGCGGGTCGGCGGCGTTGTAGGGCCTGGCCATGTCAGGCGGCTCCCTGCGGCCCGGGCCCGCCGAGCAGGCCGGCGAGCAGCGTCTCGCCGCGGATCGGCGTCTCGCTCAGCGTCTTCGCGCCCTGCGCCGCCTGGCTGCCCATCTCGACCGCCTGCTGCGCGGCGACCTGCTGGGCGCGCTGGGCGCGCATCGCCGCGACCGCCTTCTTGTCGCGCAGCATCTCGGCCGGCACGCCCAGGCGCTCGCCGTAGCCGTAGACCGTCTCGTCGAAGTCGACGACGTCGAGCACCTCGGGGTTGACCGCCGCCAGGTTCCCGGCGAAGCCGGCCATGCGCTCGATCGAGGCGGTGTCGACCATCTTCTGCGCCTGGGCCAGCATCGACACGAACTCAACCTTGAGGTCGATGCCCTCGAGCTCCTGCGGCGCCGGCGGCACGATGCCGGCGCGCACCATCACCCCGAACGTCCGGTCGATCGTCGGCTGCAGCAGGTCGCGGTGCAGGCGATCCAGCACCGGGCCGAGCATGAGCAGCTTCTCCTCGTGCCGCTCGGCCACCTCCGTCGCCGTGATCTGGCGGCGGTCGGACTCGTGCAGCATGAGGAACAGGTCGGCGTAGAAGGTCCGGTTGATGATCTCCTGGCCGTCGCGAATGTCGAGCAGCAGGTGCTCGATCTGCGGGTTGACCTCGTAGGCCGGCCGGAACCGCGCCGACTCGCTGACGGCGTCGACGTAGGTAACCGAGCCCGGCAGGATCGACGACGGCTGGCCGCGCAGCGCGGTCGGCGCGACCATCGGCGGGCGCACCAGCTTCTCGATCGCCTCGGCCTTGCGCCGCTGCTTGATCTGCAGCGCCTTGATCTCGCCGAGAGCATCCATGCCCGGAGAGCGGCCGTAAACGTCGCCCGCCAGCAGATCCCATCGCGGCACCGGCGCCGGGTACTCCTCGAAGCCGCGCTTCGCCAGCAGGCGGCCCTTGGCGTCGTCGGCACCCTTCTCGATGTAGACCGACATGAACCGCTTGTCGGTGAGCATCGAGCCGTCGCGCATCCGGCGATTCGGCTGGATCACGTGCACCACGTCGACCCAGGTGTCGTACTGGCCCTGATCCCAGAGCCGGCGCGCGGTCGCCGAGATCTCCTCGAGGCCGAACTCCTGCACCAGCTGCTCGACGGTCATGCCGAACTCCCGGTAGATCGTGTCGATCTGGCCCAGGTGGTTCTCCGCGCAGTAATACTCGCCGACCGTCAGGCACTTGGTGTGGATGACGTTCTCGAAGTTGGAGAAGATCATCATCGGCGCGGTGCCGAAGCCGCCGACCTCTTCGTAGACCTGCTGCAGCGACTGGTAGATGTTGCTCGCGTGGTAGACCGCGCGCATGAGCATCTCGACGCGCTCGAGCCAGACCTTCACCGGCTTGAACTCGGCCATGTCGGGATCCGGCGTGGTCAGCTTGAACCACGGGCGCGCCGGGCTGGTGATGCCCGCCATCATGCCCGACTTCAGCGTGCGCAGCGCGAGGCCGCCGGTCGGGTCGATGATGTTGTTGTTCTTCTTGCCGCCCCTGTTGCGCTCGCCGGAGAGCCAGCGGCCGCGCCGCGGGAGCAGGAAGTCGCTGATCTCGCGCCAATGCGAAAACCACCCCGAGCGCTCCGTATGGAGCGCGGCGAGGCGGTTCAGCAGCTGCTCGCGCGGGTTCTGCATCCTACTCTCCCAGCAGCGCCTTCTTGGCGGTGTTCGCGTCGCCCAGCTGGCTGCCGGCGAGGATCGGCTGCTTCCTGCCGCCCGCCTGCGCCACCTGGCTCTGCTTCTTCTTCGCCTGGCGCGCCGTGTCCGACTGCTCGCGCGCGGCCTGCGGCTGGTCGGCGTCGCCCTGCTGCGTCAGGGGGCGCGGCGGCTGCTGCGCCGGCGGCGACTTGGTCGGGTCGCCGAGGGCGCCGCCGGTCTTCTCGATGAGCTCGCGACCCTGGCGGTCGATGAGCCCCTGCTGCTCCCGGCGCTGGAGCTCCTCGTAGTCGGCGACGTCGCCCGGCTTGTCGAGGTCGAGCGTCCGCCCGTAGATCTGCAGCACGTTGCGCGGCTTGGGCGCCGGGGCGGGCGCCGGGGCGGGCGGCGGCGAAGGTGACGTGCACATGATCAGCCCCCCTGCCCCAGCAGCGTCTTCTTGGCGGTGTTGCCGCCATCGAGCACGCCCTGGCCGCTGGTCAGGATCGTGCCCGTGCGCCCGGCGCGCAGCGTGGCTTGGCGCTTCTCGGTCGCGCGCGTCTGCTGCTGCCCGGCATCGACCGGCCGCGGCGCCTCGCGCTTGGACGGGTCGCGCGCCTGCTGCTGCTCGGACTGCGGCGTCGGCGTGGGCGGCGGCGGGGGCGGCGGCGGCGGAGGCGGCGCAGCAGGCACCTCGGGCACCGGCTGCGGCGCGGGGTAGTTCACCCCTTTTCCCATGCACATCGTCAGAACGTCCCCGGCTTGGCGATGCCGCGGATCGCGGCCATGAAGCCCTGCTGCAACTGCGTCTGACCGATCGACACCCAGCGCTGGTCGAGATCGCTGCCCTTGGCGCGCAGCTTCTCGATGAAGTCTCCGACCTGCTCGGCGAGGGCCTTTCCCTCATTCATGAGGTCGATCTCCTCCTGCGAGAGGTCGCGGTAGCCACGGATCTTCTGATGCTGGTTGTCCAAGTCGTGTTCCTCCTCAGGCGTAGGGGTCGTAGTCGACCTGATGACGGGCCGTCGCCGGACCCGGCAGGCGCTTGGCGAGCACCGGCTGCGCGAAGGTCAGCGCCAGCGCGTCCGCCCGGTTCGGCGACGGCAGCAGCCGGTCCTTCATGTCGTCCTTGCTCTCCAGCTGGATCTTCCCGTCGAGCCGCGGCACCGTCTCCGGGCCGATCAGATCCTGATAGAGCACGTCGTCGGGCGGGATCGCGCCGCCGGCCTTCAGCCAGTCGCGCATGTCGACCCACATCTCGGCGCGCTTGTTGAGCTTGCCCGGGTCGGTTGCCTTGCCGGCGAACCACACCAGCACCCAGGCCCGGCCCATCGCCTTGCCGGCGGACACGATGCCCGTGCCGTAGCCGGCGTCGACGAACACCGCGTCGGCCTGGTGCTCGTCCTCGAGGCGCGCGATCAGCGTGGCCACGGCCACGTCGTCGTCGTTCTTCGCCAGGGTGCGCAGCACGCGGCTGTAGAGGCCCTGGCGCAGCATGATCACGAGCTCGTCGTCGCCTTCCCAGGCCGGGTCGACGCCGATGATCTTCGGCGCGAACTCGTACTGCCGGGGCTCGAGGTGGCGGCCGTAGGCGGCGTCGACGTCCGACGTCGAGATCAGCTGCCGGGTGCCGGCGCTCGGGAACATGCCGCGCACGCGCACCTTGGCCGTGTCCGAGTCCTCGCCATAGGTGTCGACGACCTGCTGCAGGTAGGCCTTGTTCGTGCCCTCGACCGTGCGGCTGTCGATGTTCTTGTGGTTCCAGAGGTGCCGGAAGCGCCGGAAGCACTCGCGGAAGCGCCCGGTGTTGCGCGTCGGGTTGCCGAAGACGATCCAGATGATTTCGGTGTCTTCGTCCGTCAGCGCGCCCTCGGCCGTCTCCCAGACCTTGTCGGCGATCGCCGAGCCCTCGTCGAAGATCAGGATGATTCGCTTGCCGATGTTGTGCAAGCCGGCGAACGCCTCGGTGTTGTTCTCCGACCAGGGAATCAGGTCGCAGCGCCACTCCTTGCTGGCGCAGGCGACGACGGACAGCACCTGGACGCGAAACCAGTGCGCCGTGATCGAGAGCCGCTGCCACTTGCCGATCTCGGGCGAGGTCTTCGTGCGCAGCTGCGTCTCGGTGTTCGCGGTGATGACGACCTTCGTCTCCTCGCAGGTCGACATGCCCCAATTGACCAGGATGCCGATCAGCGCCGACTTGCCGATGCCGTGGCCCGAGGCGCGCGCAACGCGGATCGGCTGATGCCGGGTTGCCGGGTCGCGCAGGCACTGGCCGATGTGGTCGAGCACCTCGCGCTGCCAGGCGCGCGGGCCGGTGACGCCGGCGAGCTCGCCCTTGCCCCACTCGTAGCCGAAGAGCGCCCAGCCGAGCGGGTCATGGGTGAAGCGCCCCGCCTCCTCGATGAGCTCGAGCTCAGGGTTGCTGGCTTCGACCGCGCTCATTCGCCGGCCGTCCGCTTGCGCGCCTCGGCCAGGCGCTGGCCAAGGTGCACGTTCACGTTCAGGTCGACCTGCTCGCGCATCAGCCCGACATGCCGCGCGCAGTTCTCAAGGGCACGATCCTGGTCGCGCATCAGCACCTGAACGCCGTCGCGCGTCACCTTGATGCCCGCATAGAGCAACCGGGCGCCCCCCTTGAGCTTTCGAGTGTCCTGCACGAACGGCTCGCCGTGGCCTTCACCGCGGCACCGCGGGCAGTCCGCGTGCGGCTCGCGCTTGCGGTCGAAGCCGTAGCCGCCGGCGTCACTCGGCAGCACCGCTTCGCGCTCCTCCTCGAGCGCCTCGGCCCGCTCGCGCGCGCAGGCCAGCCGGTACTCGGCCTCGTCCGTCCACTGGAAGAGATGGTCGGCGCCCCAGCAGTGCCGGCAGTTGAGGTGCCGCCACTGGATCAGGTCGTTTGCATCCGCGTTCGCGAGTTCCCACCACCGGCGCAGCACCGCGTCCTGAGTGATCTCCGTGCGAGCCGAGCGCGCGGCCTGGCTCTCGGCGATCCGGGCGACGATCTGAGGTTTCTTGAGGAGATCGGCGCCCTGGCGGTAAGCGGTCTTCTCGCTGTAGCCAGCCCGGATCGCCGCCTGAGTGGCGTTCAGGTCGACGAGGTATTCCTCGACGAAGCGCTGCTGGCGGGGGTTCAGGGACACTGCGGCTCCGTTGGCTTTCTGCCTACGTTGGCGCTGTGATTGTGGATCAGGTCCAT